GTGCACGATCTCGTCGGCCTCGGCCTGCGAGCGCCAGCGCGGCCGGGCCCGGGCGAGCAGCTGGCCGTCCACGGTCGTGATCTCGCGCTGCGATACCGCCGTGACGTTGTGCACCGGCCGGAACAGCACGTCCGAGCCGTTCGGAAGCGTCTGCACGGACCCGGCCACCAGCGTCACTTCCTCGGTCGTCTCGTAGACCTCGGGCTTGATCGAGTACAGCGCCATCCGGCCGTCGACCAGGTAATCGACCAGCTCGGCGTCCGACCAGTAGCGTTTGCTCGCGTCCTGCAGCTGCGAGCGGACCTCGGTCACGACCTCAAGGACGGTCATCGTGGTCATCAGCTCAGCTCGTCGGCGGCGACCCGGTGCCGCGGTTTCGCATGCCCGGCCACGCCCCGGTCGGCCAGCTCGCTCATGCGCTGCTCGAACCAGCCGCGGTAGGACGCGGCCCGCTCTGGCTGCGCGTAGGGGGCGCCGGAGTGCGTGTGCAGCGCACCGATCGCCCCGTACCCGATCTCCTTGGCGTACAGCTCATAGAGCCAGTCCACGCAGGCGATCGCGTTGCGCCGCGGCTGGAAGGCGACCTCGATCGTCAGCTCGGCCGCCATGTCGGTGGTCACGTAGGGCACCAGGCGCACCACGCCGGGGCGCAGCGCGTGCCAGAACTTGACCTCGTAGGTCGTGGCGACCGACTCGCCGGCCCATCCGTCCGGATACAGGGCTTCGAGCTCGCGCCGGGTTTTGGGCACGATCCGGCCGTAGGTCGACCAGACGTTGATGATCGAGCCCGGGAACACGTTCGGATCCTTGTCCGGCACCGCCGTCTCGGGATAGGCGGCCTCGATGTCCACGCCGGCCACGATCCGGGTGTCGATCCGGGTCTTGGCGCAGAACTCGATGGCCGCCTCGCGCACCGCGTCGATCATCGTGGGCAGGGGCGCCCCGTTGACCTCGGTCGCGATGATGTTCTCCCAGGCGTCGAACGGCGTGGCCATCGGTCGTCAGGCCGCGCGCTGGCGCCCGGAGTTCTGCAGCGACACGATGCGCTTGCGCATGTCGCCGACCTTCATGCCGGGGTCCAGCGTCTCGCCGAACTGGGTGCGCGCCAGCTCGATGAGCTGCGGCTTGGCGAGGTTCTGCACCGGCGGCATCAGGGGCGGCTCGACCTGCGGTTCGGGCCGGTTCACCGGCGTGAGCGCGGGGGCAGCGGCGACTTCCTCGCCGTCCTCGGTGGCCCAGACATCGGTATGGCGCAGCAGCATGAGCGCCTGCGCGACCGGCACCGGATGGACTTCACCCGGGCGCCAGGTCAGGCCCGTTCCCGCCACGGAGTCGTGGCACAGCGCCTTCTTGCCGATGTACTGGATGTTGAGGGTTTCCATTGCGGCTCCTTCTCGGAAGTGGCGAGCGGCCACCGCGGCCGCCCGCCGGCGCTCGGCGCTTACTTGACGCCGACCACCTTGCCCTTGAGGATCACGTCGAAGCGCGGCGTGTTGGTGAGCGCGGCGCCGAGCACCGTCGCGACCAGCTTCACCGGCTTCTCGAACGTGATCGGCAGCGCAGCCGAGAAGGCCGAGCCGGCCGCCGTGGCCACGTCCTGACCGTCGATGAAGTAGTCACCGACCGCGGCGGGCGTGCTGCCGTCCATGGGCTCGTAGCCCACGTCCAGCGTCACGCCGGTGCCGCCGTCCTCGAAGATGAGCCGCGCGAAATCGACCTGCACGCCCGCCGGGATGACCCCGAGGTAGAGCTTGTCGTTCTGCGCCGCCGCCTTGGCGATCGAGTAGTTCTCGGCCCACGCATTGCCGGCTTCGGCCATGTAGAGGGGCTTCGCGTTGTAGTCCGGGGCGTAGATTTCCGCCATGTCCGTTCTCCTGATTCAGAGGGTGTTTGGCTGGCGAGGCGCCCGAAGGCGCCCCGCCCGGCGATCAGACCGGCGCCTGGGCCGCCACGTCGACCGTCACGACCCCGTGATCGGTCGGCTCGCGGTTGCCGTTGGCGTCCATGTAGTCGAAGCGCAGCTTCGTCTTGCCGGTCATCATGTCGCCCATGACTTCCAGTGCACGCTCGAAGTTGTAGCGCCGCTCCTTCCAGTTGGTGAAGGTGCCGTTGTCGCCGTTCGACCCGTAGACGTGCGCCATGGCCTGACCGCCCAGCAGCAGGCAGCGATCGACGGTGTAGCCGGCACTGAGGCCCGCGTTCACCGTGATGTTCGTCTCGGTGGCGGTGAGACGGTTCGCGACCTCCACGCCCTTGACCACGGCACCCGGGTTGAACCGCACGTTGCGCTCCATCCGCTTGACGAGGATGTTGCCCCACATGCCGGCTTCGCCCTTGAACAGCGGGTGCTTGGAGCCGTAGCTGCCGCGGTTCCAGGCGTTCTGCAGGAACGTGCGCCAGTTGTTCGTGGTGCTCGTGCTGGTGTTGATCGAGTTCCAGGCCCGGTGCGAGACGAACATGACGTACAGCGGCTCGTCCTCGGCCGCCGGGTCGTCCTCGATCTTGATGGGCTGGAGCTTGAACTGTTCCTCGGCCAGCATGGTCGAGAGAATGTCCAGGTGATCGAGCTTGAGCGTGTCGGTCGAGGCGATCGAGGCCAGGTTCGTCGGGCCGCGCAGCAGGATCGACCCGTCGGCCACGAAGTGCCGGTTGTACGACGGCGCCAGCAGCGTGTTGGTCATGATGTCCGCGAAGTCCGCATCGGACATGAGCGGCAGCACCCAGTCGTGGCCGGTGTCGTCACCCCGCGCGCCGGCCATGTGCACCAGCGTCATCTGGTCGTTGAGCTTGGCGAAGTAGTTCACCAGCTGGGCCAGCGCGATGCGGCGCAGGTTGTGCTTGGTGCGTTTCTGCGCCATCTTGCCGCCAGCGTCGATCACCTTGGTCAGCAGGTCGATGCGGACCTCCTGGGTGGAGCTGGTCAGCCGCTCGCCGCGGCCCTCGGCCTGCCTGTCGCCCACGATCGGCTTGCCGCCGGCCGTGTGAAACAGGTCGACCGTGATCCGGTCGCCCGCGCCTTTGGACAGGTCCGTGACGCGAACGATCGGGTAATCCGGCGAGGTCTGGTTGCGGATCTTGGCCTCGGCGTCGGACTGCTTCGGCGCCGAGCCGGTCATGCGGTTGGTGAAGGTGTTCTTGCGCTGCGTCTGCGCGAACAGCGCCGCGTTGAATACCTTGACGGCGAGTGCGTCGCCGCTCGAGACTTGGGTGCCCGACATTGCGAGACTCCTTTACAGGGGTAGCTTCGCCAGAAGCGTCTCGATCTGTCCGGGGTCCATGTCCAGCATCCGCTGCTGAAGGTCGGAGGCGCTCAACGAGGCAAGCGCATCCGCATCGGAGCGGGCGGGCAATCCACCACCGGGCAGATCAGATAGCGTGTTCGGGGCAGGCGCGCCGCTCGCTTTCGCGATGGCCGCCGCTGCCGCTGCACTCACCCCTCGGCCTGCCTGGCTGGCGTTTCCAGGCATTTCGATCGGGCCATGCGCGGCCTCGTACATGGCGACGGACTTCTCGAACCGCTTCTCCAGGGTCAGGCCCTTGAACTGCGGGTTCTGGCGCACCCATTCGTCGATTTCGGCGATCGCGTTGAACACTTCGGGATTCTCGGCCCGGGTGTAGACCAGCTTCGGGTTGTTCCCGATAGCCTGCTCGACGCGCTCTGCCGCCCGGCGTTGCTGCTCGGCCTGGCGCTCCGCGCGCTCTTGCTCCGCAGTCTGCCGGCTCGTCTGGACTTCACCCTGCAGCGTGTTCACCCGCTCGATGAGCCGATCGAACACTGCCGCAAGGTCGGGCGCCTCGTCGCGGATCGCCTCGAGCTGGTCCGGGCTGATGATCTCGTCGGCGCTGCGCTGCTCACCCTGCGGGGTGCCTTGCGCGGCCGTCGAGGCAGCCTGTTGCAGTTCGGCGAGCTGGCGTTCCAGCGCCTCGCGCGCGCCCCGCTCCTGATCGGCCAGCTGCCGCGCGGCTTCCGCGGCTTGCTGGGCCTCACGGGCCCGGTTGCGCTCGGTTTCCAGTACGGAGTACGGGATCTGGTGCTTTCCGTCGCGTGTCAGCACCGTCGCGTTCGATGATGCGCCCTCGTCCGGGTCTGCCTGCTGGCCTTGCGGCTCGCCGGCCTCGCCCGCGTCATCGCCCGCCGGCTCGCCGTCGTCGGCCGCCTGCGGATCGGTGTCGGGTTCCTCGCCGCCCAGCTCGGCCATCATGGCCTGCAGGTCTTGCTCGGAAACGGACAGGGGGTTGCGCTCGATCGCTTCGATGTCGGTACTCACCACACGCTCCTAGTTCTCGGATAGGTCCGGGTTTGGATTGCCGTTTGTCCCAGCGGCCGGGCGAAAGAGGACCGCGCAGCGCTCGCGCGCCGCGTGGTTGCCTTGCTTGATTGCTGTGCGGTCCTCATGCGCCCGGACTCTATGGGCGCAAGCGTTCCGAATGCGGGTCAGGATTCGGCGTCGTCGCTTTTCTTCTTCTCGCCGGCCTTCTTGCCCACTTCGCCGATCCGATCGCTCATCTCGGCCTGCAGCGCGTCGATGCGCTCGTTGATCTTGTCCTCGGCCTTCTTCGCGCTGGCGGCGATCTCGGCGGCGCTCACCGTGGCCTCGGCCCGGATGCGCTCGCGCTGGGTTTCCTCGCGCGCTTCGGCCTCGCGTGCCTCGGTTTCGGCCTGCAACTTCATCCTGCTGTCGGCCGCCTTGATCTTCTCGTCCTGCAGCTGGCGGGTGAGTTCCTGCATCCGGCTTTCGTAGTCGCCGCGCACCCGGTCGAGCTCGCCATTGGCCGCCGCCTTGCCCTGCTCGTCCATGCCGGAGCGGGCAATATCGGTGCGGATCTTGTCGGTTTCGGCGCGTAGCTTCGCCGCCTTGGCCTGCAATTCCTCCAGCTCGGCGTCGAACTTGTTGGCCAGCTGCTCGGCCTCGGCCATGGCCTGCTGTTCGGCCTTCTGCTTGGCGGCCTGGCCCTCCGGGCTCTTGTCGTCCAGTGCAATGCCCATCTTCTCGCGCAGCAGCTTGGCGATCTCGCGCCGCTTGGGCAGGTCGGACGCCTCGATGATGAACGGCACCATGATCTGCTGGGCCTCGGGCGACAGGCTCTTGGCGACCTCGGTGAGCAGCGTGAACTGCTGCTGGCGGTAGCTCGGGCTGTTCGGTACGTCTGCCAGCTGCACCTTGATCGAGGCGTTCGTCACGCTGTTCTCGACGATCTCGGCGCCCGTGCCCGGGTCTTTCGCCCGCCGGTTGATGTAGACCTGGCGCTTGGACACGCCGGTGTCGACCGTGACCTGCTCCGAAATGTCCGCGTTGTCCTCGCGCACCAGCTCGAGCAGCGCCTCGCCGACCGCGCGGCGCGCCGTCATGTAGTTGCCGTTGAGCTCGGCGAGCGTGGTCGTGCCCTGGTCGATCAGCTGCTTGATCGCGCTCGCCGCCGTGGCCTGGCTCACATTTCCCATCAGCGGAGCGTAGATGCCGCTCACCATGGGCATCGCGGCCACCGCATCGAGCATCGCCCGGTGCTGCGCGTCGGCGAGCTGCTGGTTCTCGTCGACCGTGATCGCGTTGGCGTTTCGCCGGCCCGGGTTGAGCACGATGTAGGAATCGGCCCGGGCTATCTCGCGGGTCAGGTCCGAGTGGGTGTTGAACTCGACCGCCGGAGCGTCGGCGTCGATGACGGTGCGCCGAGAGCTGAGCAGCCACATCATCTTGGCCAGGCGCGCGTTGATCTCGTCCTGCACGCTCACCATGGAGCGGATGAGCCCGTAGGGCACGCCGGTCAGATCCTCCCGGTAGCCCCAGAACGGGATGTACGGGAAGCGGCGCCGCTTGCTGCCGAAGTCCGCGACCCGGTGCGGGCCCACGAAGTAGGCGCAGCGCAGCTTGTCGTAGACCGCCTCGATCGGCTCGACCACGCCGGCCGTCACGATCGCCAAGTGCTGCGGGTTGGCCTGGTTGAACTCGACGGTTCGGCCGCGCGGCAGCTTGAGGATCCAGCCGCGGTGATAGACCCGATACCAGACCTCGTAGATGCACACGCGCCCGCGCGCGCTGTCGCGCCACTCCATTTCCGAAATCGACGTGCTGCGCTCTTGCTCCAGGCTGCGCACGAGGCTCGTGGTGTCGAAGTCGCTGATGCGCGCGACTTCCTCCCATCCGACCCAGTTTTCGGCCGCGAATCGGATCAGCTGCGCGTGCGCCGGGAAATAGGCCGCTGCCACGTCCGTGTCGAACCAGCGCTTTCGCATGACGAAACGGGCATCCGACCAATCCGGCTTGCGCGAGCGCGGATCCCAGTACAGCTCGCGCCGGTGGATCGGCTCGACCCGGTACGGGTAGCAGAAGGGATTGCTGGACCGGCTGACCTCGACCGCGGCGAACCCGGCCTTGACCTGGCCGGCGTGGGCGTCGGAGATTGCGTTGTCGGCGCGCGTCTCGCGCTCGGCCTCGACCAGCTTGACCGACAGCGCCTCGGCCACATCCTGCTCGTCGTCGTAGTCGCTCACCACCTTCCAGTCGGTGCGCGTGCGCTCCTCCAGGCCGAGCACGGCATCGATCGTGGGCTTGATGATGTTGCGGATGAGCGGGCCCAGCCCCTTTTCCTCGAGCTTGTGGATCGTCTCGGGGTCGAGCTGGTTGCTGTCGTAGTAGTCGCAGTCCCGGTCCGCGTCGGTGCGCCAGGTCGGCTCCCAGCGCAGATCCTCGAGGAAATGCTCCAGGGTGCGCAGCGGCATCCCGTTCTCGGGCTCGGCGAAGTCGCGCCCGCCCTGGGCAAAGCGATGGTCGTCCGGATTGACGAGGCGGCTGGACTGGATCGGTTCGTAGTAGCGCTGCTGCATCATGCTCTCCAGCTGCTTCGATGGCGGGTGAAGCCGCCCGGCTCAGCGGCACCCAGCGGCTTGAAGCCTTGGGCGCCCTGCCGCAGCGCATCGGCCGCGTGCGAGGCCCAGTTGTGCAAGGGGTGGTTCTTCCAGCGGCCCAGCTTCTCGTCCCACTCGTAGCGGTACGAGTCGAGCGCCTTGATCCCGGCGGCGCAGTTGGTCCGGTCGATCCAGCAGCTCGGCAGGAACTCGCGGGTCTTGTTCAGCCCGTCCTTGATCTCGCGGATCCGGTCCACCACGACGAACTGGCCGGGCAGCAGCCGGCGCAGGATGTCGGCCGTCGTCTCGACGTTCTCGCCCATCAGGCGGTTGTCGGCGTCGTGGGGCAGGTAGTGCGTGCCCATCGTGTAGCCGTGGCTGCGGATCTCGTTCACGTAGTACGACAGACCCTCGCCGGCATCCTCGAAGTAGCGGATGAGCCGGTTCTGCATGCCGACGCGCTGGTGGAACCACAGCGACATGGCATCGCCCAGGCCCAGATCCCAGAACGTGTTCACCGGCAGCGACGGATCCCATGGCACGTCGGTGATCTGGCCGTGCCGACGCATCAGCTCGAGCTCGCGCGCGTAGATCACGCCGTCGATGGCGACCTCGAAGGCTTCTTCGCAGTTGTGCACCACGATCCCGCCGGCTACGAACTCATGTGTGTCGGTCGTGATGTCGAAGGTGGGCGCCACGCCGGCCGGTACGATGCTGCGCACCGTGTCTATACCGTCGATCCGCAAGCGCCTGGCGCGATAGCCGTCGGCCACATCCTTACGGATCATCGCGCGAGCCTGTTTGCGGGCTGAGACGAAACCAATCGCCTCGGAAAAGTGCGCCGCCTCCGCAGTTCGCAGCGTGAGCTCCCATCCTTCGTAGGTGTAGCCGGCGCTGTTGTGTTTGTCGTGACGCGCGCGCCGGCAGGTAATGTCGAAGCGCAGCAAAAGCAGTTGAACGTCACGCGCGAAATCGGCGTACTTCGTGAAGAACTTCACCCCTGTTCCATCGCGCTGGGCAAACCCATCCGCTTCAAATAGTCCCCGCAAGAAGGCGCGCACCACCGGGGTCGGCGACCGCTTGATGAAGTCTGGTACGTGGACCTTTCGCATCATGCCGCCTGAGCCGTTCTCGCGAAGCAGCCCGAGCGCGCTGAACATTGACTTGAGGCGCACATTCGCGACCCGAATTTCTACGCCACCGGCGTTCGACCCGATCGCCCGCGAGCCGGGCTCGCATCCGAAGTGCTGCCGGATGAGCGTTTTCACGCGATCAATCACGTCAACGTCCTCGGCGGTGCAGACGACGGAGAGCACATCCCGCCCCAGTGAACCATCGCCCATGAAGAAGCCCACGAACTCGGCGAAATCCTCATCGATCGCGATTCGAGACTCGATGCAGGGCAACGGATGCCATGTGACAATCTGTGGCGACCCTCCGCCAGCGCCAAGTCCGAGCAGAACCGGATCGCCTGGCTTGAGGTATTGGGCCTCGACGAACCCGTTCTGCGTCTTGATGCGGTGATCGGCGGTACAGGTCAGTTCGTAGCCAAGATCCGTTGTCAGTGTGAATACCGGCTTCTCGCCTTGATCGAAGAAGCGCGTGACCGTGGCGCCATCAACCGGCACATCCTTCATCTGCGTGATGCCAGCGGGCGAGAACACTGGTTCCGTACCGGCGATGCAGTAGGACGGGTGCTCCCGCTTCATGTCGCCCTTGAGCTTGGCCTCGGTCCTGACGTACCAGGCTTTCTGCTCGGGCGCGAGCCGGATGCCGTGATCCTTCTCCAGCCGGACGAAATACTTCGACATTTCGCTGTCGATGACCACGCCGGTCGGGTCGATCGCGTTGGCCTTCTTCTCCCACCACGGGAAGAAGTGCAGCCGGAAGTCGAGGACGGTTTCCTGGCGCCCTTCCTTCTGCGCGGCAAGTGCGTCCCGCACGTACTCGTAGAAGTAGCCCTCCTGGCCTTCCGCGGTGGACTCGACGAACAGGAATTGCCCGGCCTTGAGCGTCGGAAACGATCCGGTGACGATCTCCTTGGCCTTGTCCGGGAACTTGGCGCAGATCTTCCCGAACTCGCTGATGTGCAGGAATTGCAGCGTGCCCGAGCGCATGGACGTGCCCACGCCGATGGACGACCCGTTGGCAAACACCAGCTCGCTCGAGGTCGACGATGCTAGGGGCACTTTCTCGCGAAGCGCTTCCGGCAGCTTGTCGTAGGGAGCCTTGACCTTGTTGCGGAAAATCTTGGTGGCGTCGTCCAGGTTGTGCGCGATGACGCCAGCTGAGAAATTGGTGTTGAAAAGGCACTGGTCGAGCGCCATCAGCGCAACGAGTGTCGTGCAGCCGACCTGGCGAGCCTTGAGCACAAGGTTCCAGGTCCAGAGGTTCGCGAACAGCTTCTCCTGCTCGCCGTTCATGCGAAACGGGACTTCGGCGCCCTCGTCGTCGACGATCGTGTAAAGGTGGTTGAGCCGCCAGTGCGGGCTCTCCCAGTCCTCAACGACGAACAGGGAGTCGGGAGCCGCGCTCATGAAGCATCTGCACCAGCTCGGCCAGCGGGTCGGCACGCTGGCGGTTGTCCTTCTCGAACAGGCCCAGGTGCTTCATCAGCTTCTCGGCCGCGCTGTTCTTGTCCCAGAACTTGACCTCGACGGTTCGCGACTGCTCGCCCTCCGTCACCTTGTAGCTGGCCACGGCCGCAGCGGTCGCATCGTCCAGCTGGTGCAGCCCGAGCGGCACGCCCTTCTTGTCGACCGTCTTGCGCGGGTCGGCGAACACGATCGCCGCGACCTGGTTCACGACATCTTCAGCTTCGATACCGGCTTTCTCGCGCAACTTGGCCTGCTCGGCCTTGATGAGTGCGGCCACCCTTGGGTTCTTCAGCACTTCATAGCCGCGCCGCTCGTAGGGCGCGCCGTAGCCGGCCCGCTTTGCGGCCTGCGCGGCGTTGCAGTCGATCAGGTACTCCTGAGCGAAGCGCGCCTGCTTCTCGGTGATCCCGTGGGGGTTGAGCTTCCTGGACATAGGTGCGGTCGGGGCTATTCCCGCCGCACTCTATGGATGCCGCCGTACCGGATGCGGGTCAGCGCTTGCCGTAGGGGGTGACGACCCGGGTGGTGATCGGCGCGAGCGCCGCCGCCCCGGTGGCCGAGACGAGGATCAGCATGTCGCCCTCCACGTTCACGTCGGCCTCGCTGGGCATGTAGACGTAGGTGCCAGGGATCTGGGTTTCGGTCACCACGCCGGTGGCGGCTTGCGGCGCGCCGCCGTTGCGCGAAAGGCTCACGGTGGGCACCGCGGCCGACAGCGGATCGCCGGTCGTCGCGTCGGCGAGCTGGAACACGATGGCCCGGGTGGTGTCCTTGCGGGGAATCTCGATCATGTCGGCAAGTCCGGTGGAGCGCGCCAGCGGCGCCCCGGCCACGTTGACCGTGATCGAGAGCGGCGCGCTCAGCGCGGAGTTGCCCGCGGCGTCGTTGGCCCGGGCGGTGAAGGCGAACGTCCCGTTGTCAGCGCTCGATCCAACGGTGAGCGTGCGCTGGAATGGCGCGGCAAGCAGCGGCTGGCCGATCTGCGCGCCATCGCGATAGAACCGGACCTCGGTCACGCCGATGTTGTCGGTCGCGTTGGCCGTGAGCAGGATCGAGCCGGGCTCGGTGACCGACAACGCCGAAGCGGTGATCGAGACGGACGGCGCCGACTCGTCGACCGCCACGACCGTGAGCGTGGCCTCGCCGAAGATGCTCGGGGCCTGCACCGACGTGGCCCGGACGGTAGGCGTGCCGCCGCCGGCCGGCGTGTAAAGGCCAGCGCCGTTGATCGAGCCCGGGCCGGCGACCACCGACCAGGTGACATCCTGGCTGGGCGTGGGCGAGCCGGCCACGACCGCGCTGAACTGCTGCGTCTGGTTGCTCGCGATCGAGGCGCCGGCCGGGGTGACCGTGACGCTCGTGACGCCCGAGGCGACCTCGAGCACCGAGATCGTGAAGGCTTGCGTGGTGAACAGGCCGCCCGCGTCGGTGAAGCGCACCGTGATCGCATGGCTCTGCGCGGTTCCGTAGTCGAGCAGCGAGCCGTCAGCGACCACCAGGTTCGCCGTCGTGGCACCCGTGGCCACGATCGCGAAGCGCCCGCCAGCGTCGTCATCGAGCGAGAAGGTGCCCGTGTCGCCGGAATCCGGGTCGGTCCGGGTGAGCGAGCCCACGATCGCGCCGTTTGCCGCCCCCTCGATGATCGAGCTGGCCGACAGCGCGATGCCGGTGGGTGCCTCGTTGACGTTCGTGACCGTGATCGTGAACGACTTGTCGAAGGTGAGCCCGTCGGCGTCGGTCACGCGGACCGTGATCGAATGGCTGCTCGCCGCTTCGCGGTTCAGCAGCGACCCGTTGGCCACCACCAGGTTCGAGCCGCTGATGCCGAAGCGCCCGCCCGCGTCGGCAGTCAGGCTGAACGTGTGTCCGGTGGGCTGATCCGGGTCGACGGCGGCCAGCGCCCCGATGACCGTGCCATTGGCCGAGTTCTCGGGGACCGACGACGCCGAGAGCGTGATGTCGGTAGGCGCCTCGACGCCCGAGCGCACTGTGATGACCGCGGCGTTGCTCACCACGCCGTCGAAGGTGATCGTGATGTTGGCCGTGCCGGCCTCGCTGGCGCTCGTCACCCGCACTGTGGCCTGGCCGGAAGCATCGGTCGGCGCCAGCTGCGCGCCTGCTGCCGATGCGATCGCCGTGCTGCCAAGCGTGCCTGTCAGATTCGGGATCGGGTCGTCGTTCTCATCCTCCACGGTGGCGACCAGATCGACAGTTTCACCGCCGGCCGCGATCTCGGCCGTCGCCGGCACCAGCGTGACCGTCGTGACCACGGGCGCCGTGCCGCCCGAACCCTCGTTCGGCACCAGGATGGAAAGCAGCTGGTCGTCGAAGCCGGCCGCGTTGGTCGCGCGCACCGTGAACTCGTAAAGCCCAGGCGTGGCCAGGGCAGGCCCGGTGATCTGCCGCGTGGTCGCATTCAGCGTCAGTTCGGGCGGCAGCGAGCCGGACTGGATCGTGCAGGTGATCGGGGCCGTGCCGGTGACCTGGATCGTCTGGTTGTAGACCGCGCCGACCGTGCCGCCGGGCAGCGCGGTGGTCGTGATCGTCGGCGCGATCGGCGTCTCGACGCGCGTCGTCACCGCGACGTTGGCGAACCCGTCCCGGGTGGTCAGCGCGACGTTCGACATGCCGTTATTCCTCGATGATCGTGCCGGTGGCCACGACGACGCTGCCGGCCTCAGCTCCGCTGCCCAAGGCCGAACCTGACGCCGCGAGGCCCTTGAAGATCGCCCGCACGCTGGTCGCAGCTGCCAAGGCAGAAGCGCCTACGTCGGCGGCGTTCACCTTGATGACCGCCTGGCCGCCTTCCAGCGTGGCCTCCGCGGCGACGCCGGTCGTGAAGCCCAGCTTCGCGCCCGTCAGAGCACCGCCCGTCGGCGCCTCGTTGACCTCGATCGTGATGCCGGTCGCCGAGGCAAAGTCGGGATGCACGAGGAACTTCGCCCGCTTGGTCGTGACCGCCGTCACCGTCAGCGCCACGGTATCCGTCTCGCTCGAGTCGGCCGCGTTGGTGATGGTGATGTTCGCCGTGCCGACGCTCACTCCCGTGGCATCGAACGTCAGGTCGCTATCGGCCTCGGTGAGCGTCTGCGGGGTGGGCACCGTTGCGACTGCAGGATTGCTCGACGCGACGTTGTACGTCACCCCGCCAGCTCCGGCCGCTGCGCTGCGGGTGGCCGTGAAGGTGCGCGTGCTGCCGACCTGAACGGAAGCCGGGTCGGGGGTCAGGGTGACCGTTGTCCCGGGAGCAGAGCCAGTCAGGGCCACCAGGATATGCACGAACCCCGTGCCATCGCTGCCTGCATCGGTCAGCGTGTATGACATCGTGGTGCTGGTGCCGGTCGCCTGCTCGTAAGACGACGCCATGCAGTAGTTCTCGGCTTCCGGCGGGCCGGCTTCGTCGATCAGTTCCGACTGCCCGCCTCCAGGCGTTAGCGCGTTCCAGCTTCCCGAGTCGTTGCGCCAGCGGAGCAGGTCAGTAACCAGATCGCCGGAAACCGTCGTGATCGAGTTCGACACTTCCGATGCAGCATCGCCGGTCACGAAATCCACGGACCGGATCAGCGGCGATTCGGGGTCGGAGACGACCTCGATTTCCATGAAAGAGACTTGGTAGTTACCACCAAGCGATGCAACTACCGAGGCGGTCGCGGCGGACGGCGATCCATACCAGACTGCCGCATAGTTCTTCGCCCCGTTCCCGGACGTAGAAAGCTCCTCGCTGTGCTTGGTCAGCGCCACGCCGTTGAATGTCACCGACGGCGTACTTGAAATATCGGTGCTGTCCCAGTTGGCGACGTAGAGTTTGACCAGAAGCGCCTGGCCGGTGCCGACTGTGATCCCGGATTTCGTAAGCGTCGACGAGTTGTTGGTTTTTGCTGAGGTTGCGGCTACAGAAGGCATCGCGATTCCTTATGGATTCAGCAGCGCAACGCCGCCTGCGGTGACCCATCCGAGACACTGGAGGCTCGGGATGTAGAAAAGGGACTGGTACGCTGCTGTCGATGGCACGCCACCGCCAGCCGATCCGATGAACTCGGGAACCGTGTCGCCGAGCAGCGTCACCGTGGATACCACCCATGTGCCCGAAAGCGGGTTCGCGGGCGGCACGACCTTTCGCAGCGAGTTGCCGGACGCGCTCGACGAGAAGCGGATGTAGAGGCTCCCGTCGGCCTGGTGCCAAGCCGGCACGTTCGTATCGACGAGGGGCGAGTCGCCGCTCATCGTGAGCGTCGTCCACCCCGCCGACGGGTTATCGAGATCGAGCGCCTGCCAGAGCGTGCCCCAAGCGATAATCAGCAGGCGCTTGCCATTCCCGGACCAGTAGAAGCCCTTGTTGTAGGTCGTGTTGCCAGAGGACAGGAACCCTGGCCACGAGATCGACCCCCATTCCCACGTCTGCGCATCGAGGTAGGCAAGCGACGTGATCGAATTGGCCTGAGACGGCACCCGGTAATACCGCTTCGCCACCGGATCGAATACCGCAGCGCCCTCCACCGTGTAGGCCGAAGTCGGGCACGGCGAGCTTGCGGCACGAGTCCACTGCCCGCTGGCGCAGTCGAACTTATGCGCGGTGTAGCTGTCCCGAGCTTCACCGGCCACCGCCGAGCGGGCAATGTGCAGCACCGAACCCTTCGCCCCCCCGCCATCCGCTGCACGGACCTGGGCCATGTTCGCGTAGGGATGTGGCGGGCACGGAACCTGCGGGTATCCGTTCAGCTCGTACCAGGGCGAACCGTTGGTGTCGGACTCCAAGCTCGGCTCGCCTGTCTCGTTGTATCCGGGCGTTCCGCGCCAGAACCACTGGCGCGTGGTGAAGTCGAATCCGGCGCCGCCGACGATCTCAAAATGAGCATGACCACCTGATCCGGCGACCACGAACGCGCCATCAGCCGAATAGTCCTGAACGAAGATGCCGGACCCGTATGCCTCGAACAGCGCCTTGTCGAACTGCCCGTTCGTCATGCCGGACGGTTTTACGGCACGATGCGCGAGTGCCGGGGCGATCAGCGAGGCATATCCCAAGGCCGGGACCAGACTGACAGGATCGCGGACGTTGATCTTGCGAGTGATCGAGACGCGCGTCATTGCCTCGGCTCCAGTGCGTATTGCGGCGAATCGTTCATGCTCGCCGTACTAAAGTTTGATGCTCCGGTGACGCTGTTCCAACCATCCTGAGCGCCGGTCACACCTTCCTCGACAGCACAGGCCAGCGCAGCAAGGGCGGTCGCTGGCGCACTCGATTCGGCCCACTGCAACGCGCTGACGTAGTTGATCGTGCTGTTCTGTATCCAGATCGGATCGCCAGCCGACGGCGTTTCCTCCGGCAATCCCTGGTCAAGCTTGTATGACGTCCACGCCGCCGCGAAGCTTGGCATCCAGTCTCCGCCCCCCGCGAACGTGTCCTGCATCGGGAACACATACTGCGCAAAGCGCGTGAACGGCCACCCGCTGCTGTTTCCGCCAGCCAGGCCAGTGGCGAAACCCCCGGAAAATTGCACCAGCGCGTCGAGAGCAGATTGCGCGGGCGCGGAAATGTCAGGCCCGATGTCCTTGCAAATCTTCAGCGCCATTGTCTGGAAGTGCATCATCCACGGTGCGCCGTACCACGCGACCGGGGTTGCCGTTCCCAGGTCGCTCGCGCTCTGATAGACGCTAACGCCAGACTTTCTGTGGATCAGGCCGAGGTTGTTCGCCAGCCCCGTACCCTCGGTCCCGGTCACGTAGTTGTCGTGCCAGTGGATCACGTTGTATTGGAGTTGGCTGATCCACTCGCTGCGCAGAGTGTGCGTGTCAGGAACCGAAGCCACCAGATGGCCCAGCGACCGCAAAGCCCACGCCATGCCGCGCTCCTCACGGCTCGACAGGTGATAGATGCCTTCTGCCTGGTCGCGGAACAGCCAGTTGTAATAGATGTAGTTGTGCGTGACCCACGCCATCTGCTCCTCTAGGAAGTAGATGTCGCCGGTCAGCATCCAGGGCAGGTAGGCAAGCGAGGGCTGGTGCGCGGTGTCGATTCCGTATGGCGTTCCGCCCGTTCCTGTCGGTATTACCGGAGTCATCTGCGATGCCAGAGACGCCTGTGGGTAACTCGATTGCTTGAGGTAGCGGCCGGTGTTCTCCCCGTAGCCGCCGCTGTCGCGGTAGTGGGCGGGCCGAGCCCCCGCCGACAGGCCATTCGCAATCACGCACTCGTAGGCCCGGCGATCCCCGCCGCTCGTCAGGTACAGCGCACACCACTGAGGGAGCGGGCCGATGTGCGGGCTAGCCCCTGGGTCGCTCATGCCAGTTGTGGTGTTCCCCTTCCACCCTGGGGTGTACGTCTGCGTCAGACTGTCGAGCTTGGTGCTGCTCGGCGTCAGGCTGCGGTATTTCGGCGTAAGCTTCGTGGCTTGAATCGCCGCCGTGTCGTGCAACGGGATCACCTTCGGATCGGTGCCGCTGTACCAGTAGCTCCGGCTGGTCGAATCGCCGTTGACGAGGGGCAGCACCTGGTGGTGATAGATCGTCACCGACGGCTGCGAGTACCGCACCGTGCCGTTGAGCGTCAGCGTGATTCCGATGGTGTAGGCCGTCGGAGCCGGAACGAGGAAGTCCCCGTTCTGCACCCACGGCGTGATGACTTCGATAGCGCCGCCAGCATAGAGCCGGATCGGCACGAACAGCTCAAGATGAGCGGTGCCAGCGACCCGCCTGCGCCAGATCCAGTACGAGCATTCCGGCCCGGTGAAGATGGCATTCGTGCCGTTCCCGAACAGGTCGAACGGCGTTTCCGCGATCAGCGTCGGCAGGTCAATGGTGTCACCTGCCACCTGTACTGACCCGGAAGTGAGCCCTGCCCGGAGCGTGGCGAGCGATTGGTGCGTGCCTGCATTCGCCGGGCCGACCGACAGTTGCAATGTGCGAGCGACGTTTTGCGTCAGCGTGGCCCGGCCACTGACCCACGCCAGCCTGATCGAGCCGTCCGGCCAGGTGTTGATCGGGATGCACTGCCAAGTCGAAAGTCCGTCGGCGACCACGGAATTTCCAGCCGTGACCGCGCCTTCATCGAACGGATGTGCGGCCGTAAATGGCAGATTTGTGCCGCCGGTTTCGGACAGCAATCCGAACTCAGGCAGCGTGGCCGCCACCGGCGCAGAGTCGTCGATGTCGAACTTGACCGTCGGGAGCGGTTCCTCGGTCAGCGGCGCGTCGATGGCCGCCGACAGCTCCATCGGGCCGGTCAGCGTCACCCCGGTCGGCAGGCTGTAGCCAACCGCCACCGCAGCCGTGTAGGGAGGCACGCCGCCCACGACGTAGGGCGTCAGGTCGAACGTCCCGCCCTGGTTGATCTGGATGGTCGCCGGGATCGCGTCGGCATTCAGGTCCGCCGCCACCACCGGCCCGAGCGAGTTGCTCACTGCCGTGATCGAGCCTACCGAGTTCGACGGCACTTCCTTGAACGTGATGATGCCGCCCAGCTCGTCGCCGGTGAGCGTGACGAACAGGCCCGAGGCACCGGAAATGGCAGTCGCGCCGGAATACCACTGTCGAGCCACAGCGGGCACCGGATTGCCCGCGTAGACGCCTGGCGTGGCGGTGAGCGTCTGGCCGACCCTGGCCACGCCGCTGATCGTGGGCGCGGAGACGATACTCGGCTGCGACGTGCCAGGTGCGGGCGGCGGCAAGAACAGCACCGCGAACGGGCCGCGCCGGATCGGCACGCCGGCCACGATGTTGGCGAGCAGCCGGTAGTCGGCGCCGGCCAACGTGCCGCACGTCATCCGCATGATCTCGGTCGCACCGGCCTTGAACACCGCAACGGCCGGCGTGCCGCCACCGAGCGCCGAGTCGGTGTAGGTGCCCGGGACGGCATACGCGCCGCTCACCGTCCACGGGCCCATGTCGATCGTGCGGATCACGGAGGCGGCTGCGTCGAGCAGCTCGATCGTGCCGCCCGACGGGAACTTCCCGGCCAGGACCGTGGCGCGGCCCGCCGCGGTGCTCTGCGCGAGGATGTCGGCCCAGACGGAGGCGGTGAACTGGATCATGCGGCGGGCGTCCTGTGCTTCATTGCCCGCGCTTTATCGCGCCATCCGCGTACCGGATGCGGGTCAGGCTTGTCCGGCCTGCTGGCGCCGCTTGCGCTCGGCCAGGATGGTGCGAAGGTGCAGCCGGCGCATGCGCTGGCCCATGGAGTGCATCGGCTCGTACTGCGGATCGCTCACCATCTGCCAGACGCGCGAGGGGCTGCACTTCACCGCGACCGCGATCTGCCGGTAGGTCCAGCCCAGCTCCTGCAGGTCGAGCACGCGCCGGCCCCACGCTGAGACTGCGGTGGCCGTGGTCACGACGGGGCGCTCAGTCCTCGGCGTCAGCCCGGGCGGCATGGCGGCGGGCCCGCTCGAGGATCTGGCGCTTCTTGCGCCGGGCGATGTTGCTGGCGATCGAGGTTCCGACGTGCCAGGCGTGGCAGGACGAGCAGAGGTAGGCATGGCGACCGCTCCCGTGTTTGCGTTTGGCCGCGCGCTCGGCACGCTGGCGGGAATCGAACGGAACTTTTCCGATGCACTTGCTGATCCGAGATTCATCGGTGTCCCGGCTCATTGCACGGTGGACGGCGGCTGGATGATGCTCACGCGCACCACATCAAGCGCAGAGACGAGCAGCCGCTCGGCGTTCTCGACAGCCTCGCATGATCCGTTGACCATCAAGCCACCGCCCTCGACCCAGACGATCGTGAGCACGCCCAGCAGCTCGATGCCGGACTGCTCTGCTGCGGCCTCGACGCCCTCGGCGATCGAGCGCAGGGTGTCGGGCACGGTGGGTTGGTCGCTCATGCAGCGCTCTCCAGCAAGTCCGCCTGCACATCCTCGATCGGCTCAATCTCGATCTCGGTGCGCGGGTTGTCACGGTCGATGCCGTGGTAGACGTGCCGCTCTCTGATCTGCCGGTCGTTGCGGTAGACGCCGGCCTGCACCAGCTCGCGGGTGCCCGTGCGCTTGTTCTTCGCCCAGCGGTCCTGCAGCACGTCGAGGATCAGTGACTCGTCCAGGTCCGAACGCTCGCTCGCGTACCAGATGCGGACGGTCATGCGCAGGGCGACCTCAAGCCGCTTTCGCGCCGCCGGCGGGATCTGCCGTAGCGCATCGCGCTCGTAGGCCAGCGCCTCCTTCGACTTGATCGGGGTGGGCCGGCCGGCGATCGTGACGATCTGGCGTCGGTTTGCCTTGCTACAGGGTTGTCCGAGAATCGTCAGCCGGATCATCGCTTCCTCCATCGCTGACCAGCGCAGGCGCCGGCCGGGTGAACCTCGACCGCGCACGCCGGCGCCATGCCGTGCGGCCGGTAAGCCCCGGGGTGCTCGCAGCACAGCACCGGGCCGATCTGCTTGGCGTAGCGGCAGCTGTCGCAGGTCATGCGAACGGGCTCATCGCGTGCCACGCCCAGGCCACCAGCGCGCAGCTGGCCACCACCATTCCAAGGACAAAACCGAGCAGGAAAAGCGCCATGTCGTTCTCCTTGCGTTTCACATCACGAAATGTCATGAGACGAACTCAAGCGGGCCAGCGTTCGGCCCGGCGACGTACTGCTGACTCGGGCCGTGGAACCAGAGGGCGAATCGGCCTTCGAATTCGCCGTTGCGCTGCTTCTCGACGACGAGCAGCTGGTCGGGCGACTCGGGATCGACGTGCTGGCCGGCCTGCGCATCGAACTGCTTGCGCTTGTTGCGCCAGACGATGAACACGTTGTCGGCCTGATCGGAGATCGAGCCGCTGCCCTTCAGGTCGAACTTGCCCGGGGCCTTGGACTCGTCCTCGCGCTTCTTGGAGTGGTGGACCAGGTGGACGTGCATGCCGGTGTCGCGGGCGTGCGCGGTCAGGATGTCGAGCAAATCCTTCTGGCCGTTGTAGTCGTCCTCGCCGCGAACGACCTTCATGAGCGAGTCGATGATGACGTGCTGCATGCGCAGCTTGTCGTGGCAGTAGCGCAGCACCGCGAGGATCTGGCCGGGCGCGACCTGGCCCTGATGGTCGTAGAGCCAGAGCTTGTCGTCGGTCCAGTCGTGGAACCTGCGGATGAACGCGGGCGCCGGCGTGGCGCCGCCTGATGCCTGCCGTGTCATGCGCGCCAGCGTGACGACGGGCTTCATCTCGAAGCTCGCGATGCAGCTGCGGTAGCCCTGCGCCACGAGCCCGAGGAACACCTGGCCGGTGAGGATCGACTTGCCGTGGCCGTTGATGCCGGCCCAGATGCTCAGCTCACCGGGCCGCAGCTGCACGTCGTCGTGCGTCTTGGCCCAGGGCAGCAGGGCGCCGCGCGGCTTCTCGCTGGGCGCGAAGTGCTTGAGCACTTCCTCGACGTAGCTCGAGGCCGGCTTGACCTTGGCATGCGGCTCGGACTCGCGCATGTAGGCCGCGAAGTCGATCTCGTCGGCCTCGATCACTGTGGCCATGTCGCAACCTCGTCGGTGTGGGGGTCGATGCCGATGAGCAGCGCCGGCTCGACTGCCACGATCGCGTCCCACCAGCGGCCCCAGGCCTCCGCGCTGCAGGACTGCCCGAGCACCGAGACGTTGAGCCCACGCAGGAAGCGCAGGTCGGCGAGTTCGGGCGCGATCGTGTCGGTCCAGACGGCGGGCACGCACCCTTCGGCCAGCTCGCCCTCCGGATGCCACAGGCGCGTTGGCGCCGGTGCAGGCCCGATCACCAGCTCGACCAGGGTCGGACGCTGGCGGCGCATGCGGGCCTCAATAATCTGGCGATGGCCTATCACATCGCCCTCCACTGCAGGCCGCGGGCGATGTGCGACACCTGCGACTGCGATATCCCAAACTCACCAGCCACGACGCGCTGCGCCATCCCTGCGGAACACTTTGCCCGGATTGCCGCGGCCTGCGCTGCGGTGATTTTTCGCCCTCCGTGCCTTTCCCCGGAGGGGGCGGTGCCGTGCAAGATCCGATGTGAAGCGTTCTCGGTCCCAGTCACCCACGAAAGGTTTTCAATGCGGTTGTCCGACCTGACCCCATTGAGATGGCCCGCTTCGTAACCGTCACGCGGAGGGCCTTGGAACGCCAACAGGACCAACCTGTGAACGTACTCATCGCGTTTAACACCATCCCGGCACAGCGTTACTCGCAGGTAGCCTTTGTCGTTCGGGCGACCCTTGAGTACGCGCACGCCGAATTTCTCGCCTCGCCCGCGCGAGCTTCGCAGGCTGCGAACCTCACCCAATCTGGACGCTTGGTACAGACCTTCGTAGCCAGGAATGTCGACCCAAACACTGAGCCCGATCATTTCGCCCCCGCGAACGGGTCGTCGCGCTGCGCGCCTCGCAGCAGGTCGCCCGGTGCGCTTCGTGCACGGTCCTGTGCGCGCCCCAGCCAGCCGGTCACGAACCGCTCGATGCCTCGCTGGGTTTTCCGGTTGGTCGGCCGCGCCTCAAGCCAGACCAGCATTGCCGAAAGCTCGCGCCGAATGTCCACCGCCGGATAGGCGCGGGACCACTTCTCGACCTTCTCGCGCTCGATGCGGTGCAACGACCCGTCAACGAGGGGGAGTTCGGCCACGGGCGGTTCCCGGGGTCCAGGCGGTTCGGATGCCACTTGCGCACCGTTCGCTCCGGGCAGTACATCGGATACGAATACGGATACGTCTAGGTGAGCATCTTCTGGCGTCTGCTCATCATCTGCTACGCAATCGCTCAGCGTGCTGCAACCATCTGTATCGCACTCGCTTAGCGGATCAGGGAACTTGCTTTTCTTTGACCGCACCTGCTGGCCGAAATTCAGCAACTCAAGGTAACGCTCCCCGTCCTGTGCCGGGTACACCCTTACAAGGGCCGCTTTTTGCACGCATGCAAGCCACTTCCCAATGTCCGAGTCGGAAACCTTGTTGAGCTGGCGCGGGTAGCAAGCCGCGCGCAGCATTCCCGGGTCGGCGTAATACCGACCAAAATCGTCGACGACCGACATAAGCCGCCGATAGAAAACCTCTGCAGGCCACTCCAGCTTCGCGATGCGTGGGCTGGTCAATATCCCTTCTCGAAGGATGCGATTTGGCATCAGCGCACCCCCAAGGCCTTCGCGAAAGCCTCGATCGCTGCGGCGCTCTGCTCGGGCCCAGCCGATTCTGCGGCGTTCGCCAGCGCGTGCACGTCGATCACTGGCCAGACCCGGCCAGTGTGAATGTGCGAAACCAGTGACGCGCTGACACCAAACCGCTTGGCGATAGATGCCTGCGTCTCGATCATCGCTATCGCGGTTGCCCGGATTCGTCCCGCGAGGGCGGCATCTAGCTTGTTGTTTCGACGATTCCTTGCCTGCTGATAGTCCGTCGCCCATCGACAGTTCTCTGGCGTGTAATCGCCATTTACATCAATCCGGTCGATCGAGTGCCTGCGAGATGGCCTGGGCCCCATATCTGCGAAGAAATTCGCAAACGAACGCCAGCGTCGACAAACCGTAATGCCCCGGCCACCATAGTGCTTGAATGAGTTGTCGCGGGCGTTCTCGCACCGGCTGACCATCTTTGCCCAGCAGTTATATTCCGGGGCATTGGTCATCCCATGCTTCAAAGTACGAACGGCCAATATGTCCCGATTCAGACAGCCGCACGACTTTGTGTTCCCGCTCTGCACAGAATAAGCCGCGACTGTTGTGACCCGCCCGCAATCGCACTTGCACTGCACGAGCGATCGTCGGTCGGCAAAGAGAACCTTTTCTACGACAAGACGCGCAAACCGTTTTCCCTCGAGGTTCTTCTTCCTGGTGACTTCGTGCTGAAATCGCCGAGATGTGTCTGCAGAAAGACAGCCGCAGCTCCGGGTCTTTCCGCCACCAAGTTGATGGCCCAGCACGACAGTCCGTGCCCCGCAGTCACAGACACATTCCCATTTCGCATTGCCTTTCTTGTCGCTTTCGGCCCGCTTAAGGACCAGCAGGCGACCGAAACGCTGCCCGGTTCTATCTATGGGTTTCATACGTTGCAAGCCCTTGCGATTTCCCTCACCGCACGATCAAATTGCGCCGGCTCAATGCCCGGGAAATCTCGCGTCAGCTGTGCCTTCAAGTGCCCGTAGAGCACGTAGTTGGGCGCCGTGTCCGTGCGCATCGCGTGGATGCCCGCCAGCTGCGCAATGAAGCGCTGCAGCGGATCCCGGGTCTGTGTCGCGGCCGTCATGCCATCACCGCGCGGTAGAGGTCGGGCCGGCCGTGCGTGCGCAAGTTGTGCAGCCGCTCGAGTCGACCGGCAGTGGTCAGCTCGGCCAGTCGGGCGCGCGCCTGGCTCTGCGAGAGCCCGAGCTTGGCGACGATCATCGGCCAGTCCACCGGGTCCGGATAGCGCACCCGGCACAACTCCAGGACGTGCTGGCGGTTCTCGGCGGCGCGCATCAGGTGGGTGGCCTTGCGCCC